GTGGCAGACAAGATCAACACCGTGACGGCGCGCGACAAGCTCAAGCCACGCCGGGGGCAATACTGGCAGCGCGACTCAAAAGGCTGCTATGTCGGGTACCGCAAGATGACAGCCGACGCCGCTGGCACTTGGTGGGCACGCAGGCGTGACGAAGACACCGGCAAGCAGATCGAGCACGGCCTCGGCACCATGCAGCAGTTTCCCGACCACGAGCGCTTCGACCGGGCAACTTCAGCGGCACGCGATTGGTTCGCGCATATCGGCCAGGGCGGCAGCGTCAAGGCGTCGACCGTGCAGCAGGCTTGCGACGACTACCTAGCGCATTTGCGCGAGGAACGCCGAGAGAAGACCGCGAAGGACTTGACCGGCCGCTACAAGCGCTGGATCACACCGTTCGCCCTTGCGTCTGTCGACCTGGGAAAGCTGCGGCGCGAGCACGTCAAGGCCTTCCGCAAGAAGCTGCTGACGACGCCGCTGCTGGCGTCGACCGAGGCCGATCCGAAGAAGCGCGCACTGGACACCGTGAACCGCGACATGTCGGCCCTTCGCGCCGCACTGAACTACGCGAAGTCGCAGAGCAAGGTGACGACCGACATGGCCTGGGCCGACGAACTCAAGCCCATCGAAAAGGCGGGCCGCAGGCGCGAGCTGTATCTCGACCGTGACCAGCGGCGTGCACTGATAGCCAAAGCGCCGGCCGACTTGGGCGCCTTCCTACGCGGGCTGGCCTATCTGCCCCTTCGACCTGGTGCGCTAGCTGCGCTGAAGGTGGGCGACTTCGACAAGCGCATCGGCGTGCTGAAGGTGGGCATGGACAAGCACGGCCAAGACCGGAAGATCAAGCTGCCCAAGTCGGCCGCTGACCTGCTGGCCGAGTGCTCGAAGAACAAGCTGCCGGCCGCACCGATCTTCACACGCGCCGACGGCAGGGCATGGGACAAAGATTCCTGGAAGTGGCCCATGAAGGCCGCAGTGTCTGCAGCCGAATTGCCGGCCGGGACCGTGGCCTACACCTTGCGGCACAGCGTCATCACCGACCTGGTGGGCGACGGCCTGCCGACGTTGACAGTGGCGCAGATCAGCGGCACATCGGTCGCCATGATCGAGAAGCACTACGGGCACCTGCGCACCGACGGCGCGGCCGACGCGCTGGCGAAGCTGGCGCTCTGAATCAAGACGGAAGAAGCAAGACATGAACGAGATCGATCGCTTCCGGCGTGACTTCGAGGAAATCACGGACCTGTATCGACGCGGCACAGTCGCCTTTAACGGCCCGCGGCGCGACATGGCTGCACTAAAAGCCCGGCATGACAGGGACGCCCGAAACGTCGTCGTCTACTGCGATGAAAACCGGAACCCTGAGCGTTACGTACTCGAATTCACGCCCGAGCAAGCCGACGAGTTGCGCGGTGCCTACCATATTGCCCGCGGCGGGAGTTGCCCCGGTGACGAAGATCACATCTTTGTGAAGATTCTGGAGGGTTGGGCCGACGCGATCCTCGACTTGCAGTCGCTAAAGCCGCCCGATCAGAAGGCGCGGACCCGTGCGATTGAGTCGTTCGTCGTCGGCTGTCACAAGATCGATACCGCGCTGTCCGATCTGGACTCCACCGCACTCGGTTGGCTCTACGGCAACGTCGTTGATGAGCTCGCCACCAAAGGTATCCAGATCAGCGACGGGGATGGCCGAATTGCATCCATGAAGGCGCACGCCATGAGGGCACAGGTAGAAGGTGCCGAACTGCGCCATGTCCTGCGAGAGGTAGTTGCTGCAGTGGTCAAGGCTGCTGCGACGGCTTCGAACACGCTGCCGAAGCACGATCACGAAGGGAGTAACCCGCGCTGGAAAATCGCGCAGGCGCTTGAGCGTCTGGTAATCGAGCACGACATCGCCTTCGACACCGCAGAGGCAGGCTTCCCCGCCAAGTGCCTGCGCAGCATGTTCGACCTAGCGGGCCTTGATGTCGAGAAGGTCTCCCACTGGCTGAAGAAGGCCGCAGCCGACCCCGATTCCTACAGGCGCTTCCTTCAACGCATGGCCGAAAAATTGGGGGGCGAAATTCCGCCGCCCGTTTAGTTTCCCGCCGGACCGCAGCTTCCTAAAGTGCCGGCATGTGTTCCCACGGACACATGCAAACAAGCACGAAAGGAAGCCAATTGAACCAGCACACCATCGGCCCCGGCTACGCCCGGCAGGCCTACACCATCGCGCAGTTCTGCGCCGACCACAACATCAGCCGGACGCACTTCTACCAACTCATCAAGGACGGCCGAGGGCCGAGAATGATGAAGCTGGGACGGAGGACGTTGATCTCGGTCGAGGCCGCTGTCGACTGGCGCCGCCAGATCGAGCGCGAGACTAAGGCCTTCACGGCCGAGATCGTCGTCCTGTGAGTGCCGTCGAAGGTCTCCACGGCGTCGAAGCCGGACGCCGCGCCGCGGTCGCCTTGGATATGGTCTCTATATCCCGGCGCCAGTGGCAGCGCGAGCACCGTCGACCGAGCGCACTGACGCCGCGCGAAGCCCTGGCTGCGCTGCAGTTCGAGGCACTGCTGATCTGGACGGCCGCGTCCAACGTCCGCAACGGCGTCGAGCTCAGCGCGGCCGACTTCGAGCGACTCACGCTGGCATGTCGGTGGGTCGAGAGCATCTGCCAGGAGGTGTTGCGATGAATGCATCGCTGCAGAAAGTCGCCGAGGAAAAGCTGCGCCGTCTGACCGCTATCGCCGACGAAGACGGCGTGGTGCTGATCAACGGCGCGAACGTAGAGCCGGAAGTCATTCAGTGGCTCATGCCCGACTGGATTGCCCGAGGGAAGCTGCACATGACAGCAGGACAGTCGGGCCAGGGCAAGACGACCATCGCCATGTCGTTCGTTGCCACCGTCACCAGCGGCGGCCGCTGGCCGGACGGCACAACCTGCCCACCGCAGAACGCACTGATCTGGTCGGCCGAGGATGACATCGCCGACACGCTGCTGCCTCGCCTGCTGGCAATGGGTGCCGACCGCAGGCGCGTCACATTCATCAAGGGCATGCGTGAGGACGGCGAGGTAAGGCACTTCGACCCGGCGCGCGACCTAACGCAGTTGACGGCAGCGGCAGAGCGCATCGGCGACATCGGCTTGATGATCGTCGACCCTGTGGTCTCGGCGGTCGGCGGCGACAGCAACAGTAGCGGCGACGTGCGCCGCGCGTTGCAGCCGCTGGTCCACCTGGCCGAATTGCTTGACGCTGCCGTCATCGGCATTAGCCACTTCGGAAAGGGGACAGCTGGCCGCGACCCCACCGAACGCGTGCTTGGCTCGGTGGCCTTCGGCGCCCTGCCGCGTGTCGTCATGGTGGCGGCCAAGGCAAGATCGGCAGACGGCGAACGACGGATGCTTGCCCGCGCAAAGTCCAACAACGGGCCGGACGAAGGCGGCTTCGAGTACACCATCGTTCAACGCGACGTGCCAGGCTATGCGGGCCTGAAGGCATCGGCTATCGAATGGGGAAAACGGCTCGAAGGCAGCGCCCGCGACTTGCTGGCCGAGGCCGAGAAGAACGACGACGATGATGATGTGGAGACGTCTGCACTTGCCGAGGCAGTCGCGTTTCTGGAGGATGAGCTCGGGGACGGCCCAAAGTCGGCGACAGTAGTGTTCCGCCAGGCGCGCGACGCTGGCCATGCAGAGCGCACGGTCAAGCGTGCGAAGCGTGCCCTGAAGGTCGAAGCGCGAAAGGACAAGGCCGGATGGTCCTGGGTCTTGCCAGTCAAGGGGGCCAAGGAGGCCAAGGGGGCCAAGCTCTTAGGCCCCCGTGAAACCCTTGGCCCCCTTGGCCCCCTTGGCCTCCTTGAGTCTGACGCCGAGGTCTTCTGATGACCGGCGCCGCAACCCTTCTGCATACCCTGCGCCGCGACGGCTTCGAGGTCATCGCCTCGGCCGATGGTGGCTTGGTGGTGCGCCCTGCGTCGGCACTCACCGACGACATGCGCCAGGCCATCCGCGACCACCGCGCGGTGCTGGTGGAGATGGTCCGGCTCGACGACGGCGACGACCGTCGACTGTGCACCGAGTGCCGAGCCTTCGACGGCCGCTACTGCAGCCGACCCCGACTGTCGCAAGTGATCGAGCCCGGCGAGATCGCTCGCATCCTTCAACGCTGCCCCGGCTTCAGCGCCGCAACCCAAAAATGATGAGGACACCATGACACCCAAGACTAGAAATCCTGACCCGGTGCTGGGGCACCTGCTGGCGACCGCCTCACTGTTTAGCGACGCTATGGAGGCCTACCGCCAGCAAGTCGGCGAAGACGCGCACCGCATGGCGCTGGCCGCCTTGCGGGGCCGCTCCATGCTGCGGGCCACGACGACGCTGTCGCTGGCCGGCGCGATGGCGATCAGCGTCGACCTCATCGCGCCGAACGGCGAGGTCATCAACCTGGGCAACGTCGACTTCGACGGTGATCCGGCCACGCCTAACTGAGGCCAGCCAGTGCGCGGCAGTTCGCCTGCGTGCGAACTGTCGGTGACCCCTTCCACGCTCGCGCGCGGTCGCCTACTGTGGTGCATCTTCTGCAAAGGATGACCCCCTGTGAACCTCAATTCGATTCGTGAACAACGTGCCGGCAAGGTCGGCGACATGCGTGCCCTGGTGGCCAAGGCCGAGGCCGAGAAGCGCAACCTGACCGCCGAAGAGCAAGGACAGTTCGATGTCCTGAAAACCGCCGTCAGTGCGCTGGAAAGCCAGGAGGCGCGTGCACAGTTCCTGGCCGAGGCCGAGCGCCGCATGCACGGCCAACCGGTTGACGGTGAACAGCGCGACCGCAACAAGCTCGAAGGCCGCGTGAGCCTGCTGCGAATGCTGCAGGCGCAGACCGAACAGCGTGCACTGACTGGCGCCGAAGCCGAGTTCCATGTCGAGGCCGAGCGCCGCACTGGCCGCAAGGCGCAGGGCTTCTTCCTGCCGATGGCCGCACTCGAAACCCGAGTCAACACCACCGCCAGCGGGAATGACCTGGTGCCCACCGACCACCGCGGCGACCAGTTCATCGGCCCCCTGCGCAATGCGCTGCTGGCCCGCCGCTTGGGCGTGCGCGTGCTGTCGGGCTTGAGCGGCAACATCACGATCCCGAAACAGGCCACCAGCACGTCGGTCGGCTGGGTGGCCGAGAACGGCGCCGTGAGCGACACCGGCATCACCACCGACCCGGTAACGATGACGCCGAAGCACTGCGGCGGCGTGACCGAGATGTCGCGCCAGTTGATCATGCAGTCGAGCCCCGACATCGAGCAGCTGCTGCGCGACGACCTGGCCTATCAACTTGCGAAGGCCATCGACTCGGCGCTGATCGTCGGCGGTGGCGCCAACGAGCCGACGGGCGTGCTGTCCACCGCCGGCATCGGTACGGCGAACCTAGCCACCCTGTCCTGGGCCAACGTGCTGGGCATGGTCAAGACGCTGGAGGAAGCGAACACGCTGTCCGCGTCGACGGCCTGGCTGGGCTCGCCAGCCGTGAAGACGAAGCTCGCCAGCACGCTGAAGGCCAACGGCATCGCCGGGTATCTGCTGGAAGGCGGCCGCATGGCCGAAGTGCCGGCCTACTTCAGCAACCAAGTGCCGATCAACGCGGTGCCGAACCCGGACACCCTGCGGCTGATCCTGGGCGACTGGTCGCAGGTCTTGCTCGGCATCTGGAGCGAGGTCGACATCCTCGTCAACCCCTTCGACTCGACGGCCTACGCTCGCGGCGGCGTGCTGGTGCGCGCGATGTCCACCGTCGATATCGCGGTGCGCCACCCGACCGCGATCGTGCACGCTGCCGACATCGCGCTGTGATTGAACTTCGCACGGCTGCAGGCCTGAGCCTGCCCTCACCCGGCAAGCTGGTCGGCCATGCTGCCGTGTTCGATTCGCCGGCCGACCTTGGCACGTTCGTGGAAGTTGTGAGGCGTGGCGCATTCACTCGCAGCCTGCAGCACGCGGTGGATGTTCAAGCGCTATATGACCACGAACGAAGGTCAATTCTTGGCCGAGTGTCGGCCGGCACCCTGCGCCTGCGCGAAGACGCGCAGGGCCTGGCCTTCGAGCTCGACCTGCCCGACACCACCGTCGGCCGCGACTTGGCCGTTCTGGTCCAACGTGGCGACGTGAGCGGCTGCAGCTTTGGCTTCGTCGTGCCGCCCGGTGGCGACCGCTGGGATCAGCGGGCCGGCAAGACGACGCGCGAGCTCTGCCAGGTCGACCTTCGCGAGATCACGATCACGCCGCTGCCGGCCTACCCCGACACCAGCGTCGCGATGCGCAGCATGCCGAGCTTCTGGCAGGCCGGGCCGCTGGCGCTGCACCACCGCTGGCTCGACACCGCATGAAGATCATCGACAACATGCTCGGCCGGTTCGGCTTCGAGCGCCGGGCCGCTACAGAGCCCTCATGGGCCGCCCTGTCCGGCTACAGAGGGGGTGCACCCCTGGCGCGCAACGCCGAGAGCGTGAGCGCCGTCTATGCCTGCACGGCGGCCATCAGCGAGACCATCGCCAGTCTGCCGCTGATCCTGTACCGGCGCGACGGCGACGAAGGCCGCGACCGTGCCAGGGATCACCCGCTGTACCGCGTGTTGCACGACACGCCCAACGGCATGCAGACGGCGCTGGAGTTCCGCGAGCAAATGCAGGCGTCTGTACTGCTGCGCGGCAACGCCTTCGCCGAGATCATCAGGGGCTATGACGGCCAGGTGCGTGAGCTTCGGCCGCAACTGGCCGACCGGGTGCAAGTGCTCAAGCTGGACAACGGCCGGCTCGCCTACGAAGTGGCCGAAGACAAGGGGGGCCGGCGCCGGCTGCTGCAGGAAGAGGTCTTCCACCTGCGACACCGCAGCGAGAACGGCATCGTCGGCGTGTCGCCGATCAGCGCCGCGCGTGAGGTGGTCGAGCTGGCCATCGCCGAACGCGAGCACGGTAGCGCCACCTTCCGCAACGGCACCAAGGCGTCGGGCGTCCTCAAGTTCCCCGGCAAGCTCAACGCTGACATGCGCAGCACCATCGCGCAGTCGTGGTCGAGCCAGTACGCCGGCGCCAGCAACGCCGGCCGGACGCCGATTCTCGAAGAGGGGGTGGACTACACACCGCTGTCGATGACCTTGGAAGATGCCGAGTGGATCGCCGCGCGGCAGTTCAGCGTCGAGGAAGTCTGTCGACTGTTCCGTGTGCCGCCGACAGTGGTCGGCGATCTGCGGCACGGCAACTACAGCAACAGCGTAGAGATGGCGCGGCAGTTCGTGGTGCTGTCCCTGCGCCGACACCTGTCGATGTGGGAGCAGAGCATCGCCCGCTGCCTGCTGACCGACGCCGGCCGGCGCACCTACTTCGCAGAGCACAACGTCGAAGGCCTGCTGCGCGGCGACAGTCTGGCGCGGGCGCAGTTCTACCAGCGGGCCATCGTCGACGGATGGATGGCCACCGACGAAGTGCGGCGCATCGAAAACCTGCCGGCGAGGTCGCCCAGTGCCTGAAGCCATACGCACCCACAAGCCACGTCTGAAGCTGCCGCAGCAGCACGGCACGCTGAAGAGCCGACAAGGTGAGAGAACGCTCGCGCTCAACGGTGCGACGTGGCGCCGGCTGCGTGCCGTGGTTCTGAGGCGCGACCCGCTGTGCCCACGCTGCAGGCAGGCGGGCGACATAGAGTTCGCAATCGAGGTCGACCATATCGACAGCGACCCGAGCAACAACACGCTCTCCAACCTGGTGGGCCTGTGCAAGATGCACCACGGCCAGAAGACGCGCCAGGCCGAGCGCGAAAGATCGCCAGGAACCGAAAGAGCGAGAACCGTCCCTTCAAGCACACGCGCACCGCCGCATCTGTAGCAACCATGAGCTCCACCGCCAACCGCTTCGGGCCAAAGCCCGCACCGACCGCCCTCAAGAAGCTGGCCGGCAACCCCGGCAAGCGGGCGCTGAACGCCGCCGAGCCGCAGCCCGAGACCGGACCGCCGCCCTGCCCCGACTGGATGCCGCCCGAGGGCCGCCTGCAGTGGGAACGGGTGGTACCCGAGCTCGCCCGCCTCAAGCTGCTGACGAAGGTCGACGGCGCCGTCATCGAGGCCTTCTGCGCCGTCTATTCCGAGTTCGTCGGGTCGGTGCGTGCCCGCGAGCCGATCAAGGCCTCGTTGATCGCGCAAATGCGTTTCTATGCTGGCGAGCTCGGCCTCACCCCGGCCGCGCGTGCCCGACTGTCCGCGCCACCTGGCCAGGAAGATGAGCAGATCGAGCTCTTCTTCCACTGACGGTTTGCGGGCGAACAACCCCGACGCCTTCTGGTTCGATGAAGCTGCCGCCGACCGTGCGGTGGCCTTCTTCGAGCGCGTGCTGACGCACACGAAGGGCGAGTGGGCCGGCCAGCCGCTGAAGCTGGCCGACTGGCAGGCTAACGAGATCATCCGGCCGCTCTTCGGCTGGAAACGCTCCGACGGCACGCGCCGTTACCGGACGGCCTACATCCAGATCCCGCGCAAGGCCGGGAAGAGCACGCTCGCGGCCGGCATCGCGCTCTACCTGCTGCTGGCCGACGGCGAGCCCGGCGCCGAGGTCTACTCGGCCGCTGCCGACCGGGATCAGGCCGCCATCGTCTTCGAGATGGCCAAGCAAATGGCCGACGCTGCCCCGGCCATCAGAAGGCGCGTGCAGGCCTTTAAACGGGCCTTAACGGTGCCGAGCACGGCGTCGAGCTACAAGGTGCTGTCGAGCGAGGCCTACACGAAGCACGGCCTGTCTGCGCACGGCATCGTGGTCGACGAAGTACATGCTCTTCCTGACCGCGAACTGTGGGACGTGCTCACCACGTCGACCGGCGCCAGGCGCCAGCCGTTGACGGTGGCCATCACGACGGCCGGCTATGACCGGCATTCGCTGTGCTGGGAGCTCTACGACTACGCCTGCAAGGTGCGCGACGGCATCATCGACGCGCCGGCCTTCCTGCCGGTGGTATACGAAGCGGCGGCCGACGACGACTGGAAAAGCCCGGCCACCTGGCGCAAGGCGCACCCCGGCCTGGGCATGTCGGTGAAGGAGGAGTACTTCGCCGCCGAGTGCGAGAAGGCCGCGCAGCTGCCCAGCTACGAGAACACCTTCAAGCGGCTGCTGCTGAACATATGGACCGAGCAAGACACCCGCTGGATGCCGATGGACAAATGGGATGCCTGCGGCGAGCCCCTGCCCGACCTGACCGGCCGCGCCTGCTGGGCCGGCCTGGACCTGTCAACGACTACCGACATCACGGCGCTGGTGCTGGCCTTCCCTGTCGGCTCGAAGGTGCACCTGCTGCCGTTCTTCTGGGTGCCGCGCGAGGGCATCCACAAGCGCGCCAGGCGCGACCGCGTGCCCTACGACGTGTGGCAGCGCGAGGGCTACATCGAAGCCACCGACGGCAGCGTCATCGACTATGACGTCATCCGCAAGCGGATCAACGAACTGGCCGAGAGGTTCCAGATCAAGGAGATCGCCATCGACCGCTGGAACGCCACGCAGCTGGCCACACAGCTGGCCGGCGACGGCTTCGAGATGGTGGGCTTCGGCCAGGGCTTCGCGTCGATGTCATCGCCGACGAAGGAGCTCGAACGCCGCGTGCTCGGCGGCGAGCTGAACCACGGGAAGAACCCGGTGCTGCGCTGGATGGCGAGCAATGTGTCGGTGACGCAAGACCCGGCCGGCAACGTGAAGCCGGACAAAGCGAAGTCGACCGAGCGGATTGACGGCATCGTGGCCGCCCTCATGGCGCTGGGCCGGGCGATGGAAGCCGACGAAGAGAAGCCCAGCGTCTACGAAAGCCAGGGCTTCACGTTCGTGTGA